TTTAATATATTATAAATTGAACCATATGCAGATTCGTCTTGAGGTATAGCAGAAACAGCATAAAAATTGCTATCAATTTTAAATATTCTACCAACAGGGTTTTGTGTAGATTTGAATAACCAACCTTTAATTGTAAAAGTAGTATCACATGTAACTCTTGTACGTTGTAAATCTGTTAAGTCCATTGGATAGCCCATTTTTAGAGCTCCATCCCATAAAACTTCAGTTCTTATTTCTTGGTTTGGTAAAGACTCGTTAGTCGTTGAAATTACAAAATAAGGATCACTCCAAGGAACAAAATTACTAAGAATTTGATCCATATCGGTTTGAAACCGAGTTACAATATTAATGTTAACTGCAATATTAACCGGTACTGGCTGTAAAGTATGAACACTAGCTATATCGGTAGAATTTGAGTTATAATAAGAACCTCCGAGTTTATTAAAGACTCTATTAACATCACGAGATATTGAAGCTATACTAAAAGCTACAACAGGTAACGTTATTGTCTGCGCTTTATCTACTAAATCGTGTAGTACTCTTTGTTTTGCTGAATAAACATAACGAACCGCTACCGAAGCCCCGGGTCTTCTTTGATTATCAAATCGTTTTACTACAGCGCCATCGAAAGCCTGCAAGAACTGCGTTAGTAAATCCTTGATCTCCCAATGGTAATTATATTGTTGCACAAATTATACTTACGCACTTCTGTATATTCTGTCTAGAAAGTGCTTTGGTAATTTATCTTTGCAATCATTTATAATTTTACTAGCTAATCCGTCGAGAATATAAGTACAACTCTCGTCGTCTTTAGTTCTCGTACATCTACCCGCTGCCTGGATTAAAGTTATAAGCATTTTCATACGGTACCAATCCGGGTCTTTATCAGATAGCATCTTAATTCGCTTGTTTCCTAACGGAAGATATGGTAATTTTATAATAATTTGCCATTTTCCCAGGTCTCCTTTAAGATCTAACCCCATAGTCAATGAAGGACTTACTATAACTGTAGGATCAGTACGTATGCTATGCTCTTTTATTATGGTTTCGTTAGTAGTTCCTTCTTCTCTATACAGAAATCTCTTACCATTTAACTTTCTCTGCAACTCTTGTGTAATTTTAAATGTGTGGGTATGTATAATTCCCTTCTCATCTTTGTGATAGTTAGCAATTTTTACTGCTTCTGCTAAAACCCCTGGTAAGTTCTTCTCTAATAACGCATGATTTAATGGAAGCTTATCACCTAATACTATCGGGCTTCTTTTTGGATCAAAAGTTGAGGGTACTTCTATATATTTGTAATCTGTTATACCTAAATTTTTAGCAAAAATATCACGGTCTACAATGGTCGCACTCATTAATACAACTACTTCAGCAAAATCAAACAAACAGTGCGTTAGTCGATCAATTTTTAACGGTGTTACTACTACTTTTTCAGCATCTTTTTCAACAATATATTGTGCATCATCCCAATGATTAATGGTATGCTTGATGGCATCACAAAGATCTTTACGTTGTCTTTGTTTAGATAGCTCAATCTTGTTTTTTTCAAAACGAGAACGCTCGTTAAAGCTGTCAATTGCGTCTTCTACTGCTCCCTGCACGTCTAATAACCAACCGAGTACTTTAGGCTGAGATTCGCTCTTTAGCTTTTCTGTTTTTACCCCGAGGTAATCTAAAGATTTATAATTAACAACAACAGAAAAGTTTTTAACGATTTCATCTTCTACTTCTGATGCTTCATCACATACAATAATTTGTCGTCTTTTGACATGATCAGGTAAATTAAAGAAAGAAGCATAATTTAATACTGTAAATTTATCAACTAATGCTTCGTTACGCATTTCATAATACGGGCATATACAGTTACCCCAGCAACTCTTCTTTTGATTAGGAGAAATAACGCAGGGAGCCTGATCTACTGTAAAACTGTCATCAATTTCACACTGATAATTGGTTTTACCTTTAAAAATAGTACTATCATCAAACAACTCTCCGTATTGATCCTGTAATGCTTTGGTTGTAGTTAAAGCAAATAAACCATGATTAGGGAACCGATTAAAAACAGGCGGAAAATCTTTGTCAAACGCCTGATAGTTATTAACTAATTTTTCGTATTCTGAATCTGCTTTATTAGTCGTATTAGAAAGTGTTTTACTAAAAAATGATTTACCTGAACCGGTAGGTGCCTGTACAATAATAAATTTTGTACCGGAATTAATAGCCTCTTCTATCTGTTGTAACCCCTGAATTTGGTGTTCTCTAGGAGAGTGAGGTGCAGGAAAATAGCTAAGCAGTGGTTTTTCTAACTTCATTTAATTTAAAGATATAGTATACAGTATCTTTATTATTTTACAAGGACGAAATGGTCATTACACTATCATAAAACCGACTATTTTTAATTTTATTAACACCTTTAAGGGTTAGTAATAGTTCGTAGTCGTTTTCTGCAAGGGTATCCAATTTATAATCAAAATACACTTTGCTTTTTTCCAAATAAGCTGAATATGGAAACGGTATTTCAAACGTTTCTCTTTTCTTTTCGTTTACTAATATAAATGATAGGTAATTTCCAGACAACTTATACAGCAGTAGCTTACCGCTTTTGTAGTTTTTTTGTTTAAAACTAAAAGCAACGTCTCTTTGTAGTAAAGGCTTTAATAATGCGTCAATTTTGTCGGTCATGTGTGCATGAATGATACTTTTTGTCCTTCTGACATCTTGGATAAGACTCTATTGAAAAAGTCCCAGAATTCATCTGGTGGTGTAGTTTTAATAGCTCTTACCACTTCAACATTTTCAGCTGGAACTAACCTAAAATCTTGCATAATAATATCCCAAGTAAGTACTAAACCTTTTTGTAGCGGGTTAAACTTAAGCCTACCCGGAGCACCATGATAATTTAACGCTAAGCTACCTTGCACACTAGTTAATAAATTTGTATCGTTAGTAGCAAGCATTCTTCTTATTGTATTACCAGGTAAAGGTCTCCGTCTATCAAATCTCAGTTCGACCGCATGGCCTTTTAAGATTTGTTCTAGTGCTCCTGGAGACATACATATTACTTAGCAGGGGTTGCACGGCCAAAGATGCGTTCTTCATTAAGAAATACAATGTTTTTTAATCCATTCATCTTTGCGCATTTAATACCGAAGTTACTTGGAAATATTACGTGTTCTCCAACCTTAGTCTTACAACGCGGTCCTGCAATAATAACTTTAGCTACACGCCAGGCAGATTGTACCATGTTTACTGGCACAAAAATACCATCTCTCATGATTTGTGTATTGTCTTCATTACAATCTGCAAACTGACACATCATAATATCATCTAGAAGAGATTCAAGCTTCCAATCACTAAGATTGATATCAGAACCCATGTAGTTGTCAAGTTGGACAAGACCTTTAACATTGTCTGTTTGTACGTCTTCATTAGCTCTCAAAGCTTTTTCCCGGTCTTCTGCATTTAAGCCTTGAGCTTTTAGATCTTTTTCGACTTTATAGGTTAGATTTTTCTTCATTTGGTAATTTTAAATTAAATTGTTCTATGTATTGACTTACTTCTCTACTGGAAATTTCAAGATTACTTGCAATCTTTAATAATGTTTCATTAGACTTCTTAACTGCTTCTTTTTTAGTCTTTTTAATATATGAAATCTTTTTGAATCTACAAGTCGGTATAACTGTGTCTAGTGCAGCGTACCAATCTTTATTGTTCTCAAGGATTTTCCAGTATCTATTAGTAGTATCATTAACTAATGACGTAATAGACGTAGAATACATAGTACACCAACGTTGGATAAGGAATGGTTGAAATTCCTTATCCTCGTTAATGCTAGTCAGCTCTTTATCAGGATGTTTTTTGTATAATATGTTGTTTAAATGTGTAAACATATCAAACAATCACCTTAGAAGTAGCAACAAAGATGTTATCTACCATCTGATAAAACTGTTGATGCACTTGTAACTGAAACTTCTCTGCTTGCTCAGGTGTTAAGTTTGTGCTATACGCAAAAGCAGG